AGCGCATCGATCCGTTGGTGGAGGAGACGCCGGCGATCCGCGAACGGGTCGCGCCAGCGCGGTCACGAGACAGTGGCAACCGCCAGCTCAGCAAGGAGTTCCCCGGCGGCCAGCTGGTGATGACCGGTGCGAACAGCGCGGTTGGCCTGCGCTCTATGTCGGCGCGCTTCCTGTTCCTCGACGAGATCGACGCCTATCCCGGTGACGTCGAGGGCGAGGGTGACCCGATCGCACTGGCCGAGGCCCGGGCGCGGACCTTCGGCTGGCGGCGCAAGATGCTGCTGGTCAGCACGCCGACCATCGCCGGCCTGTCGCGCATCGAGCGGGAGTACCTCGCCACCGACCAGCGGCGCTACTTCGTGCCGTGCCCGCATTGCGGGGCGATGCAGTGGCTGCGCTTCGAGCGCCTGCTCTGGGACGATGGCGCGCCCGACACGGGAAGGTACCTCTGCGAGGCCTGCGACGCGCCGATCGGGGAACAGCACAAGGCGGCGATGCTGGCCGCGGGCGAATGGCGGGCCACGGCGGAGGCCAGCGATCCGCACGCGGTCGGCTTTCACATCTCGGCGTTGTATTCGCCGCCGGGCTGGATGCCCTGGTCGGAAATCGCCCGGATTTGGCTCGCGGCGCAGGGCGACGACCGTGCCATCAAGACGTTCCGGAATACCGTGCTGGGCGAGACCTGGCAGGAGGCGGGCGAGGCGCCGGACTGGCAGCGGCTGTACGATCGCCGCGAGCACTGGCCGGTCGGCACGGTGCCGATGGGCGGGCTGCTGCTGACCGCCGGCGTCGACGTGCAGCGCGACCGGCTGGAGGCCTCGATCTGGGCCTGGGGGCCGGATCGGCAGTCCTGGTTGGTCGAGCACCGCGTGCTGGCGGGGAACCCGTTCGAGGCAGCGGTCTGGGAGGAACTCCGCCGGCTGCTGGGCGAGACCTGGCGCCATGCCTCGGGCCATCGCCTGCCCATCGCCATGGCGGCAATCGACAGCGGCGACGGCATGACCACTGCGGAGGTCTATGCCTTCGTGCGGCGGGCCGGCGCCGGCCGCGCCATCGCGGTGAAAGGCCAGGATGGGCTGCGCGCCGCCATCGGCCAGCCCGCGGCGACGGAGGTGCGGCGGAACGGACGCAAGCTCGGTGGGCTGAAGGTCTGGCCGGTGGGCTCGTCCTTTCTCAAGGCCGAGACCTATGGCTGGCTCAAGCTCGACCGCCCGACCGAGGAAAGTGGGGATCCCTTCCCGGCCGGCTTCGTGCACCTGCCGTTGCACGCCGCGGGCGAGGAGTTCTGCCGCCAGCTCACCGCCGAGCAGCTGGTTGCGCGCGCCGGTCGCAATGGCTTTCGCCGGCTCGAATGGGTGAAGACCCGCGAACGCAATGAGGCGCTGGACTGCCGCGTCTATGCACGCGCCGCTGCGGCCGCGCTCGGCATGGATGGCTGGGGCGAGGGACGCTGGGCGCGGATGGCCGACGCGCTGTCGCTGCCGGCCGACGAACCCTCATCCTCAGCGGCCCGGGCATCGTCCGCCGCTGCACCGCCGACCCGCCCTCGCGCCTGGCTTGCCCCGCGTGGTGGCTGGCTGCGCTGAACCTGGAGATCATGATGACTGCCATCGTCCCGGTGCGCACCAGCATCGCCGCTGGCCAGGCGCTGAGCGGTCCCGTCGCCAGCGTCGGCTACGGCGTCTGCCTGCTGCTGCTCCCTGCTGTCTGGACCGACGCCCCCCTCACCCTGCAGGGCTCGTTCGACGAGGGCGAGCCGACGGCCTGGGCGGATCTCTATGACCATCTCGGCAACGAGGTGGTGCTGACGGTCGCCGCCGGCCGCGCGCTCACCCTGCCGCCGACGCTGTTGCTCGGCTGGCGCTGGCTGCGCCTGCGCTCGGGCCTTGCCGCCGCGCCAATGAACCAGGCCGCGGAGCGGGTGCTCACCCTCGGCATCCGGCCGCTCGCATGACCGCGCTGTTCCAGCACTACCTGCCGCCGGCGCCGGCGATGCTGCCCTACGTCTCGGGGCGGTTCTACGCCTCGCAGCATGCGCGCGCGGTCGGCGGCGCCGTCGCGATGACGGCGAACCGACTGTACTGCGTGCCCTATGTCCTCGCGCGCCCCGGCCTGTTCTCGGCCATGGCGGTCAGCGTCACCACCGGCGCGGCGGGCGTCGTCCGCATGGCCTTGGCTGCCGACGATGGCACTGGGCATCCCGGGCGCTTCATCGAGGAGCCGATAGCGGACGCCGACACCACCTCTGCCGGCAATGCGCTCTGCCCCTTCGTGCAGCCGCGCTGGATCCCGGCCGGCACCTGGTGGCTGCTGTTCTGCTTTTCCGGCGCGCCCTCGGTGCGTGGCACCAGCACCCAGGCGTTCAGCGGCGGCAACACGCTGCTGCTCGGCTCGGCATCTGCCGATGGCGGCGCCGGCGGTGGCACCACCGGCAGCGAGAACGGGTTCTTCGCGGCGCTGACCCATCAGGTTGGCGTGCCGATCATGCCGAACCCACCCGTCGGGCTCTCCTATCTGGTCAACGCGGCTGCGCCGCTGCCGACACTGCGGGCGGCCTGATGGATCCCGCCGTCCTCGCCTGGGCCCTGGCACAGCCGGCCGGCAGTCGCGCGGCAGTGCTGGCCGGGGCCTACACCGGCGGCACCACGCGCGTGACCTTCGATGGGCGGACCGTGGAGTACCGCAACCTGGATGAACTCGGCCGTGCGCTGGCGGTGCTGCGCGGCGCGGAGATGACGGCGGCGCGCCGTCCCTCCGTGACGCTGGCCAGCTTCTCCCGCGAGGGAAGCAGGTGATGGGCCGGCTCCGGGATGCGTGGAACGCGCTGCGTGGCTATGCGGCGGCGCAGGATGGTCGCGCCTCCGCCTGGGCACCCTCGGGCGGCAGTGCCAATGCCGAAGTCGGCATGGCCGCGGCCACGGTGGCGCGCCGCGCGCGCGATGCTGTCCGCAACGACCCCTATGCCAGCCGCATCGTCGATCTCTGGACCGGCAATGCGGTCGGCGCCGGTATCACCACGCGCTGGCCCGACGATGCGCATGGCCGCGCCTGGCAACGCTGGGCGGAGAGCTCCGCCTGCGACGCCGAGGGGCGGTTGGATCTCTATGGCCTGCAGGCGCTGGTGATGCGCGCGGTCGTCGAGAGCGGCGAGTGCTTCGTCCGCTTCCTGCTGGTGCCGCCATCACCGGCCAACCCCATCGGCTTGCGGCTGCAGGTGCTGGAGAGCGATCACCTCGACACGGCGCGCAACGGCAGGGTCGACGGCGCGCCGACGATCCAGGGCATCGCCCTCGGCGAGGCCGGTGCGCCAATCGGCTACTGGCTGCATCGCGTGCATCCCGGCGCGGCGTGGATCCTTCCCGGGGCCACTTGGCAGAGCAGCCAGCGCATCCCGGCGACGGAGGTGCTGCACGTGTACCGCAAGCGCCGGCCCGGCCAACTGCGTGACGTGTCCTGGCTCACCCCTGTGCTGCTGCGCCTGCGTGACCTCGGCGACTACGAGGCGGCGCTGCTGATGAAGGCCAAGATCGAAGCCTGCCTCGCGGCGGTGGTCACCGAGGAGGGCGACGAGGCACTGACCGGCGCGGCGGCCGGGCTGCTGCGGGATGCGCAGGGCCGGACGGTCGAGAGCTTCGAACCTGGGATGATCCTCTATCGCCGCGGCATGGGCTCGGTGGAGGTGGTGAACCCCTCCGGCGGCGGCTCACATGCCGCCTTCGCCCGCCGTGCGCTCGAGGCCGCAGCGGTCGGCGCCGGGCTGACCTACGACCAGGTCTCCGGCGACCTGACGCAGGCGAACTACTCCAGCCTGCGCGCCGGCAAGATCGAGTTCCGCCGGCTCTGCGAGCAGGTGCAGTACGGCATGCTGATCCCGATGCTGGTGCGGCCGATCGCGGATCGCTTCCACGCGCAGGGCGCGCTGCTTGGCCTGTGGGGCGCCGAGCTGCCGGACGGCGTCAGCCATGTCCCGCCGGCGCACGAGATGATCGATCCGCTGAAGGACACCACCGCCTTGATCGCGCAGGTGCGTGCCGGCTTCGTGCCGCAGCCCGAGGCGGCGGGGGCGTTCGGCTACGACTTCCGCGCCGCCGTGGAGATGATCCGCGAGTCCAACGCCCTACTCGACGAGGCCGGCATCTCGCTCGACACCGATCCGCGCCGTGTCGCGAAGTCCGGCGCCGCGCAGGACGCCGCGCAACTCGCGGCAATCGAGATCGCGGCGACCGGTGCTGCCACCACGCTCAATGAGGAGCGGTCCTCACAGGCTTGATGGCGTGGTGTCGATATCCTCGGTCGGCGTGCTGGTGCTGTTCTATCGGATCGGATCCAGGAATGGCGTGTCTGGTTCCGCCACATAGAAGATGACGACCTTCGTCGGCTCGGTGGCGCTTCGATTGTAGCCCGTCATGCGGACATTCGGCGGTTCCACCATGGATTGGCCGGCCCGAACCGTGATCGCTTCGCGCCCCTCCATCTCGAGAGTGAAGGCCCCCTCCAGGATGTAGACCGTCACTGGAAAGCGGTGCGTATGGAAGACCGTGCTTTGGCCGGGGTTGATGGTCGCCGTCATCACGCTGACCTGCTGGCGCTCGCCGCGCGGCATTCCCTGGACTGTTTCCTGCAGGAGAAGATTGGGCCGCGCAGGCGGCTGCTGCGCCAGCGCCGGATAGCAGGCGATCAGGGTTGCGATGGTGCAGGTCAGGCCGGTTCGGTGGTGCATGTTGCTCACTCCTGGCCGAAGGCCAGAACGCTAGCACGCGGGTGAACCGTCCGCATCGAAATCGATGCGGGCCAGCGAACGCCGACAACCCTCAGCAATTTGGTAGGCCGGGTCCATCGGGCAGCTCAGACGAGGATTACAGCATGACGACGTTGGTCGACGCGGGCGGCAGAGATGCCGCGCCGGAGCTTGCTGCTGCGCCGATGGCCGGGGACCTTCCCCTGGTCGCGCAGCGCGCCGTCACTGCGCCCGCCACCGTCGACCGCGCCGCGCGCACCGTCGAGGTGGTGTGGAGCACTGGCGCGCGGGCGCGCAACTTCGTCCCGGCCCTCGGCCTGATCACCGAGGAGCTGGAGATGTCGCCCAACGCGGTGCGCATGGAGGCACTGCGCTCCGGCCGCGCCCCGGTGCTCGACACCCATCGCCGCGGCGGCGCCCGCGACGTGCTCGGCCGCGTCACTGCCGCCCGTCTCGAGCGCGGCCGTGGCTACGCCACGCTGCAGTTCAGCGCCGCCGCCGACGTCGAGCCGGTCTGGCAGCGCATCGCCGACGGCACGCTGCGCGCGGTCAGCGTCGGCTATCGCGTGCACCGCTACGAGCCGCGGCCGGATGCTGCCACCGGCGAGACCGTCCACCGCGCGGTGGATTGGGAGCCCTTCGAGATTTCCGTCGTGCCGGTCCCGGTGGACCGCGATGCGGCGGTGCGCGGCGAGGCGCCGCAGGGCGCGCCCGCCGTCGCGATCGAACCAGCCCTGCCTGACGAGGATCCACCCATGCCCGAGACGACGCCGGAGACCCCGGCCGCGCCGGCCGCCAGGGACATTCCCGCGCCGTCTGCGCCGCCCACCCCGCCCCAGGAGATCGCCGTGACCACCAGCCCCGCACCGGCCACCCCGTCCGCGCCCGCCACGCCGCCCGCAGCGGTTGCACGGCCCGAGCCGACCCGCGCCGCACCGGACCTCGACGCGGTCCGAGCCGAGGCGCAGCGCGCCGAGCGCGAGCGCATCGCCGGCATCGATGCCGCGGTGGAGGCTGCCCGCGCCCTCCTGCCGGTGGACCGCATCACGCCGATCCGTGCCGAGGCGATCGCCCAGGGCTGGACCGGAGACCAGGCCCGCCGCGCCCTGTTCGATGCCCTGGTGGCGCAGGGGCCGCGGCCGTCCATCCCCGCCCGCCCCGAAACCGGCGCCAGCCACGACGACCCGGCGCAGATCCTCGACGCCATGGCCGAGGCGCTCGCCGCCCGCGCCATGCCCGGCTACCAGCCGCAGGGGTCGGGACGGCATGCCGAGTTCATGGGCTGGCGCCCCTCCGACATGATCGGCGAGCTGCTCCGCGCCCGTGGCGCGCGGAGCGTGCCCCGCAACCCGACGCTGCTCGCCGAGCGCGCCTTCCACACCAGCTCCGACTTTCCTCTGCTGCTCGCGGCGGCGGCCAACAAGATGCTGCTCGCCGCCTACCAGCCGGCGCAGCCGACCTATCGCCAGGTCTTCCTCCGGCGCGATTTTCGGGACTTCAAGCCGCACCGGCACTTGCGCATCGGCGACTTCCCGACCCTGCTGCCGCTCGCTGAGAACGGCGAGATCCAGGTCGGCACCATGTCCGAGAGCCAGGAGATCGTCCTGCTGCAGACCTTCGCGCGACGCATCCGCGTGACGCGGCCGATGCTGGTCAATGATGACCTCGGCGCCTTCACCGACTTCGCCGCGGCCATCGGTCGCCGCGTCGCCGAGTTCGAGAACGCCACCGCCTACAACCTGCTGAACAGCGCCAATGGCGACGGCCCGACGCTGACCACCGGCAGCGCGCCGGTCTTCGCCACCGGTGCCGCGCGCGCCAACAAGGCCAGCACCGGCACCGTGCTCGATACCTCGACCATCGGCGCCGGTCGCACCGCCATCATGAAGCAGCGCACGCTCGACGGCCTGCCGATCTCGATGGGCCAGACCATGCGCCTGCTGGTCGGGCCGAATCTCGAGCTTGCCGCGCGTCAGGCGACGGTAGTGGTGCAGGCAAGCGAGATCGGCAAGGCGAACGTCTTTGCCGGCTTCGTGCAGCCGGTGATCGAGCCGCTGATCCAGGCCAACCGCTGGTACCTGTTCTCCGACCCGGTCGCCGCACCCGTCTACGTCTACGGCTACCTCAACGGCGCCGAGGGACCGCAGGTCACCACGGGCCCCGTGCCGGGGGCGGACGGCGTCGAGGTCAGCGTGATCTTCGACTTCGGCGTCGGCGCCATCGACTGGCGCGGCGCCTGGTTCAACCCGGGCACCTGATCCCGCCGCTCCCGTCTTTCTCATCCGTATCGCGCCAGGGCGCCGCCGGAACTCCGGTCGGCGCCCTGCGCGCTTTCAGGAGATCCCCTCATGCGCAACTGCATCCGTCCCGACGCGCGCTCCATCCCGATGGTGGTGCCCTATGCCGGCGGGATTCTCTCTGGCCAGGGCATGCTGGTCGGGGCCTTCTTCGGCGTGGCGGCGTCCGACGCCGCCCAGAACGCCAGCGTCGACTGCGAGACTCGCGGCGAGTTCGAACTCACCAAGGAGCCCGCGCTCGCCATCAGCCAGGGTGCGCGGGTGTTCTGGGACAATACCAACCGCCGCATCACCACCACGGCCACCGGGAACTTCCAGATCGGGCTCTGCACCGTTGCGGCGCTGGCGGCCGATGCCACGGTGCGGGTGATGCTGGCTCGCGTGCCGGCCTCGGGGGCGTGATGGCCGCGCTCCTGCCGCGCGATCGCGCGCGCCTCGAGGGCGTACACCGCGACCTGGTGCGCGTCGTCGAACGGGCCCGCCTGGCGGTGCCTTTCATCGTGACAGAGGGGCTGCGCTCGCGCGAGCGCCAGGCTCGGCTGGTCGCGATCGGTGCCTCCCGCACCATGAACAGCCAGCACCTCACCGGCCAGGCTGTCGATCTCGCCTACTGGCTCGACGACGGCGACGGTGCGGTGGAGCAGGGCGAGATCCGCTGGGACTGGCCGCTGTACGAGCAGATCGGCGCGGCGATGAAGGCCGCGGCGACGGAGCTCGGCGTGCCGATCGTCTGGGGCGGCGACTGGGCGTCCTTCAGGGATGGGCCGCATTTCGAACTCAACCGCACGGCTTATCCCTGATGGGCGTGGCGATCCTCGGGCTGCTCGGCCGGCATGCGCTGCCGATCGGACTCGCGGCGGCCTTCGCCGTCTCTGCCCTGACCGTCTGGCAGTTCCGCGCCCAGCGCGATGCTGCCCGCGTCGATGCCGCGACGGCCACGCTCACCGCCGAGGCCAATGCGGCCGCGCTGGCCCGCGCCACCGCCGAGCACGCGCGCCACATCGCCGCGCTGACCGGCGAGGCCGAGCGCGCCCGCGCCCAGGCCGCGCGCCTCGGCGCCAATCTGGAGGCTCTCCGCCGTGATCCGAGCCATGCTGCCGGCGCTGCCCCTGTGCTGCGCGATGCTGTCGAGCGCCTGCGCGCCGGCCGGACCACCGGAGATCCGGCTGCTGCCGCTGCGCCTCCCTGACGCGCTGCTGGTCTGTGCGGAGGCGCCGGTCCTGCCAGGCACCGACCACCTGACCCAGGGGCAGGCGGCGGAACTGCTGCTGGCCTACGACGCCGCCCATGCCGATTGCGCCGGCCGGCTCGCGGCGGTGCGGCGGCTGAACCCTGCCGACGGGGGCGAGCAGTGAACGCCTTCGCCGATGCGATGGCGGCCCTTGTGGCCGATCCGAACCTCGGCAGCGATGCCGTCTATCGGCAGGGCGGCACCGGCCCGGCAGTTCCGGTCCGCATCCTGCGCTCATCGCCCGACCGTGTCGCCGACGCCTTCGGCACCGAGATCCTCTCGGCGACCGACATCCTCTCGATCGCCATCGCCACGCTGCCCGACCTCGCCGCCGGCGACATCTTCGCCCTCGGTCCCGACCTGCTCACCGTCACCCACGCCGAGCGCGACGCCTCCGGCACCGCCTGGCGCGTCCTCTGCCAGCGATAGGAGCTCCACCCATGCCGCAGAACGCCCTCACCCTGCTGGAGATCCTGCGCGACCTACTGCTGGGGGCGGCGGCCGGCCTCGCCGGCGGCTTCGTGCGCTGGAACAACCCGGAGCGCCGGCGCTTTGGCTGGTGCCTGGCCTGGGAGGTGCCTTCCGCTGCCCTGGTCGGCAGCGCGGGCTACGCCCTCGGCGGCTTCCTCGAGTTCAACGAATACGGCCGGTTCCTCTTCGCCTTCGTGTTCGGCTACCTCGGCCAGGCGGCGCTGCATGACCTCGCGGTGGCGATCATCCGCCATCGTACCGGCCTGCCGCCGGGCGGTGGCACGCCGTGAGGCTCGCCGCCCGCATCGTCGGCGACCTGCGGCAGGTGCTCGCGGCCGAAGTCCGGGCCGGCGAGCGCGCGGCGATGACGGCAACCCGTGCCGAGACCGATCAAGTGAAGGCCGAGTTGCGCCGGCAGGTGACCAGCAGCTTCGGTGGCAATGCGCGCGGCATCGCCAATGCCTGGCGGTCGCAGGTCTTTCCGCGCTCCGGCCAGTCGCTCCGCCCAGCCGGCTTGGTCTGGACCAAGGTGCCGAACGTCATCGACGCCTTCGAGCGCGGCGCGCTGATCCGGGCGAAAGGCGGGCGGAAGTTCCTGGCCATCCCGACCGGGTTCAATGCAGCGCGGGGACGGCGGGGCCGCGGCGAGAAGGGGATGCGCGTGACACCGGCGCAGATGGTCGCCTCCGGGCAGGGCTTCCTGAGGCCGTTTCGGTCGGGCCGGGGCTTCGTGTGGTGCCTGCCGCTGCGCCAGGGGGAGCAGACCGGCCGGCGGCGGCGGACCCGCCTGATCGCCGGTGGCCTCACCGAGATCGGCACCGGCCACCGCAAGGGCCGCGAGGCCTGGGCGCGCGGCATGCTCCAGCGCGGCATGGTGCCGATGTTCCTG